GTGGTATCAACGCAGAGTACAACAAGGTACCAACCCGAGGTTTTTTTTTTTTTTTTTTTTTTTTTAAAAATAAAAAGTAACGACACCCACATCACTGTGGGGAATCGATACTGCCAAACCCTTGGCAACGATAACTTTTCAAATCGTAAAGAGAGCTAGAAACGCTCATACTCTTATTCCTGTGTCCCGGACGCACGCTCAATCGCATGCACAAGGGATATACAATAATAGTACATATCTTTGTAAGTTTTCGCTATAAAAATTCAGGTTATAAAAACCCTGAAAAATTCGCTATGTGGTACTACCGAAGCGCGGCGGCGCTCCGATAAAGTAACACAATTGAAAGTCGTCCGCAAACGACCTGAATATCGAGTAAGCTGTAAATTCAGCTGATGTAGATGAATGATATGTCACACTCGATTGTGGCACTTCAGAAATAGTTGGTATAGTATATGACCCACTCTGGGTAATACTATATGATGTAAGTACAGGTGCGATAGGCACAGGACAATAGAAAGGAACTCTCACTGGCATGAGTTTACTAAAGTCATCTGTAGTAGTAATGCCAGACATACCTGTATAAAGTGCATTACCTGTAATCCAACTATTTTGACCATTCGTTGCTCCTCTATCAAGTGTTCCTCCTGAAATGACACTAGTAGCAACTGGATTAGGAACCACAACACTTGCAGTAACTCGTGCACTTGCAGTACTGCCTGACGCTACAATTATGCGTGCAGAACCTCGGTAAAAAGCATAAAAAGAAGCGTATCTACTAAACGCATCTCCACCAATTGTAGCAAGCATACCTCCAGTTGTTGTACTCTGTTGAACAGAACCTACATACCATGGCCAAACTTGTAACGTCTGACCACCGTTACCACCTGCTGCTATTGCACCTTGATAAGTCTCAGTTAATCTATTAAGAAACAACTTTATACTGGTGAACACTTCACCAAAAGTTGAATCTGCTATTTCAACATGATCACTCTTAATAGCTGACTTTGCTATCCCCTCAGACACCAACACCTCTGTGTCCATCTGAGGAACATATGGTTCACCAAACAGACCCGAATTTCCTGGTCCTTGGTATGCAAAGTCATCACCTGCTGTAAAGAAAATCAGCAAGTCTACTGTACTAGGTGCACTCTCTGGCGCTCTTAGCTCATTCAAAATGATGATATCCAATCTGCCCATAGCCTGGGACTGTGTGAGATAAGGTTCATAAACCAAATAGGGTAGATTCAAAGTAATCTCTGATTGATAACGAATATCTACAATTTCTCTCAAAGCAAACACACCGTTAAAAATATCAGGAGGAGTAGTAGTCACAACTCCTGGAATCCAAGAGATCTGTAACTTACCAGAATGATAATCGGTCTTCATAATCTTGATAGTCAAATTCACTGATCCCCTCCAGTAAGCAAAATCATTACACATAAGACCCCATGGTGCACCAGTATAATATGTAACTGTGTGCCCACCATAAGTACCTCCAGTAGTTGTATTATTAAGTATCATTTGATATGGGCTATATACTATGCTATACAATGGAGTTCCACCACTCACAGTGGTAGTAGTCCATGGAACAGTAGTAGCAAAATGAGGAATAGCTTTCAAAAATCCAAAACTCATCTCATCTTCATTGGAAATAGTATATTGATTAGACATTCTTATCTTATTATCCTGAATCAAAGCAAGAGGATAATGCAAACTCTGACCATCAGAGTTTGCACCATACCTGAAAGTTTGAATGGTCATAGGGCTAATACCACTCTCACACTCAGGTTTGCTCCAACCAAAAATAGAAGCAATACCTCCTGCGGCTCGTGACGCCCACGCAACACTTTTCGCCATATCAGCAATAACTGGAATTGAGGAAAAAGAATCAGCTATACTGGCAACAATTGCCAGTGCATTAGAAATAGGACCCTCCTCAACTTTCATTTCTTCTTCATTTCCAGATCTAGTCTTAATCTTGGAACGTGAAACTCTCTTCTTATCCATCTGAAAAACAAGACCTCCATCCATTTGAGGAACAACTGGTGCAGCTAATTCAACATCTTCGAAATGTAGATACAATGCATAGTCAACCCCCAAACTTGTTGCTGGAGCTCCTACACGGAGAGTAGAAAAGACCTCAAGCCACACATGGCCCCAGTCCCAAGCTCCTACTTTCAAATCATACCATGTACTAGGAGCTATATAAGGAATCTTAAGCTCCATCACAGTATCTCTACATGTCATCTCAACATGTGGTTGCTGGTACTTTGTTCTAAGATTATTATTGTGCATCAAATTATACGATGCATCTATAGCTTGAATCTGGGCATAGCATGGAAGAAAATGAAGATAAATCATTCCAGCTTGGAAGGGATTAGCATTAATCATAACACGAACTACAGCTGTAGCTCTTATCAACGAAAAGCCCCTAATTTTATCAGCCCATATAGCATTAGATGTCAACTCAGGACCGATATCAAAATCAAACAAAGGAGTACCTGGAGCTACACCCGTCCAGATACCATGATTTATCAAGAGAGGTTTTCCCAAAAAGTCATAGATATGAGTTAAACGAACTTCCGTTGGATCAAGTTTCTCTCTTATTGGATAAGATTCACGAACAATTGATTCATCCTCGACAAAACAGGTTGTTTTAGAAGCATCACACACAGTTCCAACTGGCATACTTTCATTTTCACGACCAACAGTCGACTTATCCATTTGAAAATTAATCTGTTCACAAATATGTGGTTTTAACGAGCCATTCACTCGGGAGCATAGTTCCTCCTGCGCAGTCTCTGTAGACGGAAAGCAGTGGATCATAAGGTTGTAATGTCCATAACCTTTATATATATAAGTTGTACTTTTATTCATATTATTTTGTTTTTGTTTTACGAAACATAAAGTGCACTTTTTGTTCACGCAGGAGTGCAACAACTGCGGACCTCTAACTAGAGGTCAAATTCATACTCCATGAGAAGAAACTGGTCTATTGCTACACCCCACGTTCTCACGAGCATCTCGAACCTCAATCCTTCACCAGCCATAACAAGTGAAGGAGACAACCGATCAAACTCATCTCTACCATGAGCAGCTAATTCCAAGATCGATTGATGAAGAACTTGTTCAAGGTCCTTCATTTTCCAGCCTTTCCTAACCCAATAGGGCGCCTCAAGTACAGAGGGGAGCTTCAGTGGCGCAACTGTAACAAGCTCCCCTTTTACCCGAAATCTTACAAAATGTCGTGAGAGAAAGGTAACCTCATGTATATCTCGCAATGTAACTACGAGACCTTGTTTAGTATCATCAGTATACTTCATGTTCAAACACGACTCAAAGTGCTTGGTCATAATCTGTTGATCTATAACAAGAAGAGGTGAAGGAGCCAACAAGTTATCGTCACCATACGTTTCAATGACTAAATTTTCCATAATAAACTTAAGTGGCAACCCACCTCCTTTATATGCAAGAATTCCACCTGGCACAATGATATCACAAATAACATACAAACACATTAGTATGTTTATGAAACAATTCATGATAGACGTCACAAAGTTACCACTGGTATTAGCACCCAACCACTCATAGACAACACCTTTATCTCCAAGCATTGCCACATGTAATGAGTTAACAAATTCAATACATAGAGTATTTCTCACATTTCGTTCTTTCTGAGTAGAATTGGGATATGCTACTTCAACTAACTTGAAGAAACCTGCAATAAACTCTGGCATAATCTTCTTATCGTACTTGCTAAAATCACCAGCAATTATACGATCTGTGCCAAAGCTGCAGATACGATCATAGAGAGCTTCCCAATCTCTACCATGTGGATTTATACCTATACACGAACCATTGAAGATTCTATTTTTCAAGACCCATGTCGCAAACGTTCCTAAGTACATCTTGCACACTATAAGGAAATCCAATTCACAACAACAGAACATACGGGTCGAAAAACTCTTCAACTTCTCCAATACCAATCTCTCATCTTTAAGGCAGTCCATAAACAGAGTATATAACCTATCTCCATTTTCAGCTTTCAAGACAAGCTTACCAACCTTTTCTATGAGTTCTTTACAAGGATCGCTCTTAAGATCATATGGAGAACTATTCCCGGGAACTCCTCCTAGCCAATGGTACTTACCAGGAGTTGTTATCCCAAGAGCCTTCTTCTCCAAATTGAAACGATACCCTGGTGACGTTTTCCGCTTCATACGGGGTATATCAAGAGATGGTACTCCTTCTATCGCTTCTTCAAACGACAACACCCTATCACACTCAAGCGGAGTAGATACATTCTTCAACCACGTAGAGAGATAATCAACAATCTCATCCAAAGCTAACTGATTTACTGTTGCATCACCTGAACAATAGGCTTCTCGCGCTATCTTGAAAGGATCTTTTGGCAAACCTTCACTATCTATCCCAGGTCGCAATCGTGCAGGAAATTTCGTTCCAGGACCCCATCGTCCATACAATGGAGACTTCTCGTACCGTGACATATTACATTGGTCAAACTTGGGTGCCTCACAAACAATTGGAAAATGCAATGGCAAGTTATTTCTAGTATCCTGTTCAAAAACAACATTACTAAACTCACAAGAAGCTGCACTAAGTTCAGAATCAAAGATATCTCGTGGCATCATGGGGGTAATAGCTCCCAAATGATATCCGTCAAAATCCTCTTTCCAGATTCGATACCCAATAGCAGAACTGCCAACCTTGGCAGAGTGACCATAGAACACCAACACATTTGGATGACCTACGTCCTTAAGCCTCCTATCTGTACTTATACCAATTGCTCCACAGTCACCATTCTTCGTAACTCCGTCCATCGCAATAGTATCTCGCGTAACGGGGTCCGGATGTGTTTTTAAGTATGACCTAAAAGTAGTGGGTATACAATTATACTCTGTAACACCACACTTATCACGCACCATGAACTTTCCTGTCAATTGTTGTTTATACAAAAGCTCACACATAGCTGCATCTTCTCTAGAAGGCAACTTTGACAATATATTAGCTTTTGGCGGAAATTTGTGAGTTCTCACTACCCATATACTTTTATCTTGAACAGGCTCATCATTCATCTCAATCTCAGTAAGTAAAAGCTTAGAATCATACTTTTCTCCAGCCTGGTCATATCTCTTAAACCAAATCTGTTGAGGTGTTATCCCTCCTGGGTTTTCTAGTTTCCTTTGTGAGATCAAATCACGAATACCTCTTGTAAAATGTCGATTAGTTATACCAACACTTCCTCCTACAAAGAGTATACTACCCAAAGAAGTCATATGGGTGGGATCACCAGATTGTTCTTGATCAAGAGGTAAATAGATTCTGAACATATTTCTCGCTACGGCACGCACTTCATCAGAGTGCTCGGATTTCCAGTTAAGCAAAGAAAGTGTCGGAGCAACCAACTCTGTTTTATCCATTTGTTGCCTCACTGGCTCTATCATATACATGAGAAACTTTATTCCAACAGTTATACCAATCATATAGCCACTACCCATGGCAAAACCAGTTGCAAACATACCCAATAATGGATGGTTCATTACCCATCGCTCATAGCCATCAAGCAAGTTACCTATATATGTAGTTGATCTCGACAACAATTCTGATACACAACGATAAGCTGATACCACAGCTTTCAAAGGATGGCAAACCAGCTCTGAAAGAGATAGAGCTGATCCAACTACGTTAATGATAACTTCATTAGAGAAACCTCTGTCTTTCAAATACAAGACTATAGATTTAGAGTTTTTCAACTTCTCAACAAGCGGTAGCAAAGTCCATTCATCCACAGCTCTGTCAACTCTATGTATGCCACACAACACATCAATGACTTTGTGTTCTTCCTCATATCCTCTTGATTGTATCGCCTCTGTGATAGGGTATAAAAACTCCTCTCGATACAAATCAGGATGTCTGCGCATAAGATTATCCATTCGCGCAGAATGTTCAGCTACTTCAGGATCATCAGAGAATATTTTATCCATCATGACTTTCCTTACTGCCATTTTCTCTTGCGTATTTAGAGGAGGTTCTGTTGCACCTAATCGTTCTTGCCTCGCCAAATATTTCCTACGGCCTTCAATCTCATCCGGTTTAAGATGGTCTAGAACACTACGCAAATCCATGTCCATTTGATGATTCACTTGCATACTAACACCAGGAACTAACACATCTGGAACCTCATAGGGACCCACATGTTCACGTCCATACATTTTGTCACATGCCTCAGGATGTAAATCAAAGACAACTTGGGCACGGCGTTTAACTTCCTCCATTTGTTCAGAAGGAAAACCTGCTTTTTCCAAATTAGCAACAGTCTGCTGTGCTTTAGTGACAGCTATATTAGCCATCACACTTGACTTAAATGATACAAGTTTCTCATGAGCTGTCATCTTCTCAAACACAGCTTGTGCTTCAACAGCACTAAACTCAGACAACGAAAGCACCGGACCTGGAGCAGCCATACCACGATATATATCCCATGGATGAAATTCAACTACTTCTTCATATTGCCACGCACGTACTGTTGGATCAAACCATGCATCAGGGACTTTAGACATATCAAGTCTCCTCTGCCAAATCTTAGTCCTGTCTGTCAAATCAGGATACTCCCATGATCCATCAATATTCATGTTTCTCGTACTACAATACTCAATCTTTGGCACAACACAGTATGTATGTCCTTTAAAGCGTCTACAAAAAGCTTCAGGACAATGTATGGATGCTGGATGTAACTTTTCCGCATTAGAAGTAGCAATCAACACATTGGAACCAAATGTAAGTGTATTTTTATCAGTTGAGTTAGAAACTCTCAACTTATAATCAGAACCATTCACACACTGTATAGTTTCTATTGCCCAATTCTTTTCCATGCCAGGAACATCTTTCTCTTGGCCAAGTTCATCTAACAGAGTTATAAGTTGATTATTGTACCCATCCCAAAACTTATCCTTGGGATATGTATATAATTCTCGTACAGAATCCTCCAGAAATGCTCGGTACCGCACCTCAGGAATAACTCCCATCAAATACGACTGAGACATAACTTCAGTAGCAAGAGAAAGAGCTATTATCCCCATATTAAAACTTTTACCTGTTCCAGAGGGTCCACACAAAAGAATTCCAAGGCATTCAGGAGAAGGTTCTTGAGATAACCCTACAGCTTTACACTTGTTAATGACAGGTTCCATATTTCGAATTAACCTATCAACCTCTCGTCGATACGTATCTTGATCACGACCACGCGGAATTTCTCGATACACTTTATCCAATTCGCGTTTAATATTCAAAACACGAAAATAGTCCATTGACGTGAAACGACCGTCTGTCGCTACACGTTGTGCATACTCAGAGATCTCAGCTGCCAGCTTTGATATCGCTGGAAAAGTATCACGATTTATGTGCATCCACTGACACTTCAGTCTCTCGCCTAGATAATTAACAACTTTTATGGAATATGTCTTGATAAATTCCAGAGCTTCACTAAACTCATTTGTTTCCTTCATACCTTTAGAAAAAGACTTTAACAGTCCTTTGTAGGTACCATCTGTAACTCCACAAGAAACATTCACGATTCCTGCAAGCCCTTGCAACAGAAGAGACACACCTTCCTCTACTACACCACTAGCTTCCGCTTGAAACCTAACCCCATTATCAGAAAACCAAGTTGGAGCATGAGAAACAAGAAACATCCCAAACTCAGAATACTGAGTAGTTGCTAGATACAAACCTATTGCTGCACCAGCTGCAGCAGACACTTTTGACTTATAATAAAACGCCAAAATAAGTATAGCCATTGATAACACAAACAATCCTAAACTGCGCTGAACAGGATCTTTCCACATATTAGCCAAACTAGTAAATGCTGCAGATAAATCTGAAGTCATTGCATTCTTGACCTCAAATTCTGTAGGTACTCCTTCAACAACCGATCTAGCACCTTCTACCACAAAGGCTGCTGAAGCACTCAAATACGTCTTAGTGTCCTCTGTTAAACCAATTTCTATGGTTGGCACTAGCGAATTTACGAGATTTTTAACATAATCCATCTGAAAGATAACATCAGGCATTAATAGATGTTTCTTCATAAACGGATCACATTTTGGTTTTACCCAGGCTGGCCCTGGGTTTGGTTCTATATCATGGATAAGCATCATGGCACAAAAGTCATGGCCATCTATAACTGCTTCACATACAAGAGTCATATAATAAGTAAACACTCTCTCAGCAGTCTCTGGTGGACTTGGATGAGGAAAGCTTCCATTGCAAACTGGACAATGACACCTCACAGATGACATACGCTCTACTCTAGCAAGAATAAATTCACAGGGAATAACTGGTAACAGAACTCCTTGCTGTTGATACTCACGCCAATGATGTACAAAAGTTCGAAAAACATGCATAGCAAATTCTCCTCGCTCCATGTACAACTCTTGTAACTCCTCCTGTACTTCATCAAGCTCAGGAGGTGGGGGACGTACCAAAGGTATCCAATCTGGATCTGTCTCTGGTACTACCATATGATCATTCTCATGAAGATCATTATCATGAATATGGTTATTATTCGGTTGCAGTTCACCTGGATTAGTTTCAATACACACTAATCTTGGTGCAGGTACAAACTGCACTATTGCTTCCACAGAATGGTGGTCGCCATCATATATAACTGTACGTACTAGGACTACAATGAAGTATTCACCATAGTACTTAACTTTTCGGGCCCAAAGCACCGTACAGTATTTATCGCTCGATAACAGTGTGGTGTCTGTCATACTTGCAAATTGTCTACTGAAGGGGCCTAGGTTCCCCTCCCAACCGACTATGGACATCTCAGCCCCACTCACGCCTACTCCTAATATCTCTATAAGATCTATCAAAACTATCAATTGCTCATGGTCCTAATTAAAGGATCGGGAAAATACGCTGTCCAACAAAGAGAATTATCGTCCCAGCTTACGCTGGACCTTCATCTCCAAGCCCTCACCCAGCGAAGGTGAGCGACACAAACAAGTCTTCATAATGACTCGTCAAATTTCAACACCCAAGGAAGTCGGGTATCTTTACACGTCCAAAGATTTAGAACACGGTCCTAACACAAAAAATGTAGAACTGTCTATTTTATTTATTTTATTTATTATATTCAACTCACTGACACACAGCTTAAATTAAATTAAAACACTAACACATAGCTTAAATTTGGAGCACTGACACACAGCTTAAATATATAACACTGACACACAGCTTAAATACACCAAGGGAAAAGGCTGATTACAGCTTCTTACCTAGCTGAAACTAGGATTTTTGGAAAATCAGATTCAAAAGATTAACAAAATCATCAAAACACAAGTTATCTACTAACTTTGAGGCAGTACGCAAGTTCCATAGGATGCTCAATAAAGAAACATACTACTACTAATTGCCTGCATACATCAAGGGTTTGAATAAATGGAATTAACAAAAAGAAAAACTACGTTAAATTACTATACATTTGATAAAACTAAATGTACTAACAACCTGACTATTTCAGTAGTCAGATCTGATTCAATACGTATATATTATATACGCAT